TACATTGGTTATTCCAATGATTATGGCAAAAGTATTAAAATACACGCTCTTAAAAAAGGATTAGATTTTAATTTTGATGTAGTGCGAAATGCTAGAAATGTAGAATCATTATTGAATTTACTCGGAATAGATATTGACATTGATTTTAATTTTAGTCAAAAAACAAGTTATGGTGTTGAGTTAGAAGGAGCATATCCTAAAACAATAAACGCTATACAATTAACAAATGATCTTGATGGGTTACTGTCGTTATCAGTAACTTTTACTCATAGACAATGGAGAAGAATATAATATGGCTTTACCCAAACTAAATACCTCACCAGAGTATAATCTTACAATACCCTCAACTGGACAAGAAGTAAAATATAGACCTTATCTAGTTAAAGAAGAAAAAGTTCTAATGATGGCTGCCGAATCTCAAGATGAAAAGCAGATATTCAACGCTATCATTAATACATTAAAAGCGTGTATTAAAGACACCATTAATGAAAACCAATTGGCAATCTTTGATGTGGAATATATGTTTACACAAGTAAGATCTAAGTCTACAGGTGAATTAATTAAACTACAACCTAAGTGTGAAAGTTGTGAAAAAGAAAATCATGCTGCAATTAAACTTGACGATCTTAAAGTTCAAATGCCTAAGGATTTAAATAATGTTATACAACTTACTGATAACATATCAGTTAAAATGAGATGGCCTTCGTATAAAGATGTAATTAATGGAAATTATACATCAGGTGAACAAACTAAATCAACTTTTACTTTGATGGGAAAGTGTATTGATACAATTATAACAGATGAAGAACAAATATCAATGATAGATGTACCTGAAAACGAGACTCAAGAATTTATAGAAGATATGACGTCTGATCAATTTACTAAGATATCTACTTATGTTGAAAAGATGCCTAGGCTTAAGCATGATATAGAATTTAAATGTACAAGTTGTGAAAAAGAAAATAAGTTAACTTTGGAGGGTATGCAAGCTTTTTTTTAATATCCCTTTCTCATGATAATCTAGTGTCTTATTACAAGACTAACTTTCAACTTATGGAAAATCATAAGTATTCGTTAGAAGATCTAGAGAATATGATACCGTGGGAAAGGGAGATTTATATGACATTGCTAGCAGAATTTATTAAAGAAGAAAATAAACGTATGGCTGAACAGAATAGGAAAATGTAATGGCAGCAACACTGGACGACGTAAGACAAGAACTTATAGCAAATAGAAAAGTTACTGATGACATTCTCAAAACTAACAGTGAGTTGGTATCTGAGATGACTAATTACTTTAGAGATTTAAAAGATCAAGCTAAACAAAGTTTATTAAATCAAAAAGAAAAAGATAGGGAAGCTAAAGGAGCTGCAAAAGCTGTCTCTAGTTCTACTACAAGTGGTGGAGGTAGTGGAGGACTAGGTATTTTTGGAATCCCTGCTCTCGGTGGATTAGGAAAAGCTTTAGCAATTATTAGCGGAGGCATAGTCGCTATAGAGCTAGCTTTAGCTGGATTTAGAGGTTGGGAGCTTAGAGCTTTAAAAGGATTAAAAAATATAGGAGCAGACTTAAAAGGTAGAGCTAGTTTATTTGGATCAAATATACTAGATAAAATTAATAAAGCTTTTGCTAGTACTAGAGTTAGAATATTAAAACTTTTTGGTCTCGGAGTGGATGGTAAGCCTATAGTTGTACAAGGTGAAGATGGAAAGTTTAAAGTTCCTACATTTAGAATGATAACTAATTCTATTAAAGACGCATTCAGTGGAGTAACTACATTTATAGCCAATGCAAAAGATGCAGTTAAAAATAAAGTTTCTAGCATTCCTGGAGTAACAAAGGTAACAGAATCTATATCAAAATTATTTTCTTTTGTTACAGGATTTGTATCTGGCACTACAGATTTTATAAAAAATGCTGCGAGTGGAGGTGCAAGTAAAGTAATTACTTTTCTAAAGAATTTGGGTTTAGTTATAAGTCAATCTGGAGTGGCCGGTTTTGCTGGTGTAGTTGGTAAGGTTGTTGGCAAATTCTTATGGCCTTTAGGTCTTTTAATGTCTGGTTATGAAGCAGTAATGGAATTTATTAACACTGAAGGCAGCATTCTGGAAAAAACTGTTGCAGGTGTATATGGATTTGTCGCAAGTTTCATAGGAGCTCCATTAGATTTACTTAAAAGTTTAATAACCAAAGCATTATCTTTCATGTTTATTAAAGTCGATTCAGAAGGCAATGTCGTACCTGGACTTGGTAAAGACATAATAGAAATGATAGAAAAATTTAGTTTCCAAGAGTATATTAAATCAATTCCTCAAAAGATTGCTGACATATTTAATTATATACTAGACTTTTTTAAAGATCCGGTAGGTATTGCTGGAAGTACTATTAAAAGCATCTATGGCACTTTAAGTGATATGTTTATAGTTGCTATGAGAGGAATATTATCTAACATACCACTAGTTCCACAAGCAGTTTTAGATATGTTTGCGACTGACAGAGAAAAATTAGCTGCTGTGAATGCTAAGATAAATCAACAAAAAGCGCAGTTATCAATGCTAAATTCTAAAGAAGATTTTAGTACACGACAATCAATGGCTATAGCACAAGTTGACGCTGGAAATTATCCAACAGTAGAAGCAGCTTTAGCAGAAATGGATAGAAGAGGTATTCGAGATTCGAATTATACAGACACGGCATTCATAGCTCAACAAAAACTAATAAATGATACATTAGCTGAGTTAGCTAAAGAAAGAACTGAGTTGTTAAAATCAATTGCAGCAAATAACCAATCCTCAATAGTGGACAATTCGACTAATATCAATACTGTCCAAAATCAAGGATTGAATGTGGCTACTCCAGTAACATTTGATTCTAGGTTGATACCAGGAACCACATATGCTTTTGGAATTAGATAATCTAATCAGCCTGAGCTAATTTAGCAAAGTAACTCATAGTATCATCTGCTTCATCAGAAGCTGACATCTGTTCAGCTGTTACTGGCTCAACACTCTTTAACTCAGGTGGAGGAGTGGTCTCACCCAACTGACTATCTTGTTTTAAAGTATTAGATCCGGCATCAACTTGCTCACCTAAAACTCTAGCCAACTTAGACTTAAGTTCTTCATATGTTTTGAAGTTCTTAGGATCTAAGAATTCTTGTAGAGAACTTTGTTTATTATAGATTCCTTCAAGAACTGACTCATCTGAAGAAAGTTCAGAGTGAGAGTCAAACTCAGACTTATCATAATTTCGATAACCTTCTACATTACGTATTTTGAGTTTGAAGTTAGCACCCTCCCAAAGATCAAATGGATTGACTGCTTTTTCGTCGGCAAAAGATGGTTGCATAACATCCATGATTTTTTCGAAAATCTTTTTACCAAACTGATAAAGAAATACTTTACCCTCATTATCTGGATTAGATGGGTCGGACACGATGTATACATTAGTCACATAATGAAGTCTACGTTTTTGAGTACGTGCTTTATCCTTATCTGACTCGATACCTGAGTTCCAAAGACGACTATTCAGCTCACCAACTGGATCAGCTTGACCAATTGAAGTTAAAGAGTTTTCGATATACCATAGACCGGTCGGACCTTTAAATCCGTGGTCCCAGTATCTTACCCAAGGTAACTCTTCATCTTTTGTTGCTGGAAGAAATCGAATAACAGCATAACCGTTACCGGCTTTATCTACTGTAGGTTTCCAAAACCTTTCATCTACATACGATTTTTTTTCTGAGGGTCCATTTGCCTTTTCGGCTGCTTGGATTAGTTTTGAGATTTGATCTCGGTTTTGCTTTAACTGTGCAAAAGACATATTATTTTCTCCATTTTATTAACTGAAATATTGACTGAAATATTAAAACAATGTATTTTGTTTTGGTAGGAAATTTAAAGACATAGCTTCTGCCTCTATCTTTCCTTTTATTATTGGCGAAATAAATTTCTTTACATCCTGTGGATCTATAGAATTTTTTTCGCAGACATATAGAACAGCATCCATATAAGATAAAGTTTTATCTAGGACGGTTTCTTCTATAATTCGTGTAAACTTGCTTCGGGTTAAAAACTTTTCTTCTATCATTTTCCTAAAAACCTCTTAACCCCTTCAATAGGATTTTTTAAATCGTTATATGTTTTTTCTATAAAGTCTATATGTTTATCTAACTTATCCATTTTTACATGTAGGTGTCTTACCATGTTAGATAAATTTTCGACGTTATTTTCTACTTCATCTAGTTTTTGATATACATCATTTATGTTATACCTACTCATTTATCAAATACCCTTAGTAGAATAGTATTACTATTTATCCTAGAATTTGTAGACCTAGTTTTAGTTTTAAGAGCAGACCAATGATCGTCTATTACCTTTTTAGTTTTAGTGGTAACTACTAGGAGCATTGCTTCAGTAAATCTTAGAGTAATTTCTCGAGACTCACTGTCATCTACATTCTTAATGGTAGAACCACTGACTTCAAATCCTTTGGTTGAATTACTAACTAATTCAGTAAGTATCCTATTTTTAGTATTGAATGTAAATAATCTATGAGAACCGACAACCGATAAAGGATTAATAGATGCTAATTTATATTCATTACTTTCTTTAAGATAGTTTAACCTTGAGATTTGTTTATCAGCAGTTCTAACCTTTGGCTTTCTGATAGCTCTGTTAGCTTTCTTAGTGGCCATGTATTTGTTAGTATCTGAGATAATATTATCAACAAATTCTAAATATTTCTTCTGATCTTTGGAACTAAGATGAGAATAATTTTCCATAAGATCAGAAGTTTTTTCGTGAACGAGCTCGTTGAGTTCTGTGTTCAGAGGTAAATAGTAGTCATTCACTTTCTTAGCCATAATATAAGGAGCTTCGACTCTTTTTAACTCATCAAAGATAGAATAACTTTCATTATGAGTCCAATGATCAAGTATTTCTTCCACACCACCTATAAAGTCTGATGTTCTTTCTTTGATAATATCAGTAGGAGATTTAGTTTGGATCGTTTTACGCATACCTGGAGTTTCCTGGCTCGTATCCTTCTGATATTTTTTTAACGAACTTTTGAATTTATCAAGAGCTCGTTCACTGTCCCACTTTGATGGGAACTCTTGTCCTGTGCTTTTCCATAGTATTGTCATGGTAACAGTAGGTTTAAAGAATACCCACTCTTCACAGTTAATTAAATTTTTAAAATGTTTCTTAGCATAACTTTTATTGTATGCAATAATTTCTTTTCTTGGTACTTCACTATGTACATAATTAACCATAGCATCAAAAGAATTTAATGGTACATGAGCTATACCAGTTCTAGCTTTAGCTCGAGTAGCTTTTCTTTTGATTTTTTTACCTTTAAGTGCTGTTAGTGCCATATCTATCTCCTCATCTTTGCAATATCTTTAGCATCATTTGAATCTTTACGAACTGGTACCATATTAGATTTATGTAAGGTACCAATACCGGCTAACTGATCGCCGGTATATTTTATACTTTCTTTTTTCCATCCATGGAAAGGGACAATCCTATCTGAGGTAGGAGTAGAATTGTCAGTAGTTCCATAATCTGGAAACTCATGACGATAGGATTGTCCCGTAGGCTTGTACCCTAGCTTTTTGATATACTTTTGGTGCGCAAGCCTTAACTGTTGTTCTTTAGCAGAAACTTTTTTCTTTCTGCGTTTTCGGTTGTAAACTGTACTGGTCACCCAAGGACCTAATAAATGCATACTCATAATTATATTCTACCACACTTTTTTAGCAATGTAAACAACTTTTTTCATTATTTTGTATGATT